AGCACAAACATCACCATATGATATAGTACAATCTGTTATATTCATATGAGATCCGGAATCGAAACAAGTATTCGAAGCACAAACATCACCATATGATATAGTACAATCTGTTATATTCATATGAATATCAGTATCATAACAAATTTCTGATTGACCAGTTGCAGTACATAAACCACCCGTTCCACATATATCTTCAGTATCTACATTTGTACAAGTAGTTCCAGCTGGAGTTGTACCATTACCATCACAGGTATTTACAGGACAAGTGTAAGTAGGAGTACAATCTGAATCCGACATATGAATAGTGTCATCATAACAAGTATTCGAAGCACAAACATCACCATAAGATATAGTACAATCCGATATACTCATAAAGTCTGGATCAGAACCACCATCATCACCATCATAAGTTAAACATTGAACTGAATAATTACAATAGTTATCATTGGTTGTACAATTACATTCATCAGTAGTTCCATCACCACAAACACAATCACTACGATAAATTAACTCCGTATTTGCATATGCCCAAGCTTCTGCATTTCCCGAACCTGCTGTGTTGTTATTACCCTCATCAGCTGGCCAACTTACAGTTCCATTTTCATAACAATCTAAATCACAATCACCACCCGATTCACTAAATTCACAATAATCAGATATAGAACAATCAACACCTGGACTTACACAATATTCATCTGGAATATTAAACCACCCATTTGCAGGTGAAGGTGTATCTACCCAACCATCAAAACAAGAATGATTATCAGGTGGACAACTTATACACGCACCAGATGTACCATCACACCAATTAACACAAGATGCATTTGTTTTATGTAATGTTGTATTGAAACAAGTATCATTTTCATTAGCACCATCACACGCGTCTGCTGGTAAACAATTATTTTCATAACAATTATTTGGATCAGTTGCATGTGGTGGGCAACTTTCACAAGTTCCATTAACACACCAATAATCACAAGATGTTTTTTCCATATAATCAGCTGTTCCATCTTGAGCTTCATCCCAAGTAAGACAATTTACTGAATAGTCACAATATGTATCGTCACTTGTACAATTTGAAATATCATCACTATCCAATAAACCATATTGAGCTTTACACCAAACATCGTTGCCCCAATCTTCACCTGCTCCAAGTTTAACCAAAGCGTCTTTAGTTTTATCAAGTCTAGTAAAAAGATCTGATTTAACGCCTACAGGCCAATCAGCTGAATAATCTCCTGATGTATCATTGTACCAATCACCTGTTAGCCAATTATCTAAATTTGTCCATAATCTTGATTCAGTAAAAGTATCACCATCAAAATCATATATCTGTTCATAAGGTCCAGCTGCTTGTTCATAAAATGATTGCATAAATATAAAATCATTTGGAGCTATTATATCTGCATAAGTTGCAATACATTCCGCTTCTGTAAACCAGTCACTACTGTCATCACACCAACCACTAACACCACCACAAGCTGCATTTAAAAATGTAGCGTAATCATCGTAGTAAGTATTTACAGCATCATTATTATTATCTTCATACCAACAATCCATAGAATTTGATGTACAATCAAATGTACAAGTACCATCATCAAAAGTTTCTATACTACCACCTGCAGGTGGAGTATAATTATTTGCACTTGAATATGAATGACAACCACATTCAACAACTGTAACACAATTTGCAGTAGTACCACCATCATAAGGTAGACATCTTTCTATACCCGTAATTGCATAATCACAACATTGTTTTAAAATATTTGTTCCACCAGGAGTACCCGTACAATCAGTTGTACAAGCACTAGCAACACAACCATTTGTATCATCAGGAATAGGTGTACCAACATTGTCATCACCACAAACACAATTACCACAATCATCAATAAATGAAGTACCATTTACATAACCTGCACAATCTGTACAAGTCAAGTTCCAATCCCCATCGTTTAGATTTCTACATACACCACACTCATCGGTATTAGAAACTGTACCACTTACTCCACAATCATCTAAACAACCAAATACATAATCTTGTCCATGATAATCACATTCTGAATTAGTATTTCCAACTGTACAACAATTACCACCACAATCATTTGGAGCAATTGGATAAAGACAACAATCATTTGCAGTTCCACCATTACAAGTTATGGTTGCATTTGCATCATAATTACAAGCTTGCTCATCCGTACAACCTGTACATAAACTTCCGTCACCATTACAAACTCCACATGCATCTAAAAGATGATTTGAACAATTACAATAATGTGTAGCACTACCATTGTGTGTAGGACAATTTACATTAAATTCTATACAATCCATACCATCATTTGTAATACAATTACCACATATATCCCAAGAATTACTTACACAATAATTCGAATCATTATAATCATCAGGTTGAGTAACCCAACCAGATGTACAATGTACTGCACAATCTGATGGACAAGGAGCTCCACCTGCAGATAAGTCACATGGTGTAGATTGGTTTGCACAAGTAGGTGTGTTACATTCGGTTCTCATTGTTGATGTATCTCCTAACCCATCACCATCTGAATCTTGATAACAAATTAACTCACCAGCCTGTCCACCACAGGTGCCAGCACAATCTCCACCAACTATACAATTACCATCACAATCATAATTAGTCAAAGCTAAACAACACAAACCATCTGTTACTTGATTATTCACACACGCATCTGCAGTTGTGTAATTACAAGCAGTATCATCTATACAACAAGTAGTATTCCATGAAGGGTCTTCATCACCTTCTTCAGGATAAGCAACACCACATAAATCAACACATATATCTAAATTATAATTTTCATCAAGTGGACACCAACCACAATCATCTTGACTACCATTAAATTCAAAATTACAAGTACACATACCACCACAAGCCATATTAGCTTGAGGATAAACTCCTGCTGGGCAAAAGCAGTCACCACAATCATCTAAATATGCAGAATCACCACCAGAGTTAACTCCACAATTTCCCGCACAATCAAATATAGGACATTGGTCTTCTGCCACTCCATATGTTCCCATACAACCACAATAAAAATTACCACTCTCATCTGCAACAGCACCACAAGAATCTACAATACCTTGACCGCCACATACTCCACACACATCATATATGTCACCTTCACAATTACAAATTGCATCATTGCCATCACCTGTAGGCCATGGAGTATCACAACCACATTCCATCCACTCACCTACACAGTCATCTATGTTATCACAAATACCATCTCCACAATTTGCAGTTCCACCAGATTCTGGTTCAGCATACCAAACTCCACCAGCTGTAGCACAATCTTCCTCTGATATTGTTCCATAATCATTATCATTTATGCAATTTCCATCACAATCATAGTAATCTGAAGGGAATCCATTACAATTATCATCGTGACAAGTTATACAACAATCAGTTCCATTCTCCCCGTCACATCCACAAGTTTGTGTTGATTCATAATTACAAGCCGTATCCGTTGGACAACCTACAACACCGGAGCCTCCACATTCACCACAAGGATCAACTACCGAACTACCAAAACATACTCCAGCACAATCTACATTTGGACAAGTACTCACATCATATCCACCAGAACAATCTGTATTAGGACCATCACATATGTCACAACTATCTAATGTTTTTGGTGCACCATTATTATACCAATTACCATCACAACCCTGTACACATTCTGTATGTAAACCTTCTGTATTACATTCACCACATTCATTAATATATGCATTACCATAACAATCACCTGTACAATCAGGTGTAGGATTAGCTTCGGGATCATCACAAACAGTACAAGGTAAACCATCACCACCGCATTCACCACATTCATCGTATTCAGCATCACCACCACACTCAGCGTTACAATCATTATAGTATGTTCCATTCTCATCACAAGAACATCCACCATCAAGCATTCCGCCACCGTCACACACTCCACACTCGTCTAATAATTCTCCACACTCACATCCATCAGATGTTTCTAATATACAATTGCCATCACAATCAACACCAATATCTGCATATTCACAGGAACCATCTTCTATACAAAAAGTGTCACTACCAGGCAGAGCACCAATTTCACACGACTCGGCCATATCTATAGAATTACATGCAATTGGATCTGTACAACCAACACATGCATTCCAATCCATAGGGAAAGTACCACCGAGAATATCATTCGGATCTGCAGATGAGAAACATACACCACAAGAATCAACAACACCTAAATCTACATCCGTTCCTTCACAAGTATCAAATTGATTAAATGCCCAACAATTATATGGAGCTAAACCAAAACAACCCAACCAAGCTTCAGCCGAAGAATCTGCCATACCATCACAATCTGTATCATTAAAATGTGCAAGTATTAAATTAGAAGAACAACAATTACCATCCGTATCTTGAATAAATCCAGTAAAACAATTCCCACAAGGATCCATATCCACGTTACCACCATCACATACACCACAGTCATCTATTACAGATGAACCATTACATGCACCTGAACAGTCTGGTAGTGCATTTGAACCATCTGCACATTCACAGGGTGGTGTATTGTACCAACACATATTTCCAGGATCAGTATTTGCATCTGGATTATAATTACAAGCCGACTCATCTGTACAACCAACTATATCACCATGTAAAATACCACAAACACAAGAACAATTTTCAAGTTGTTCATAACATATAGGATCATATCCTTCATCACAATTATTAAATGAAGTTTCACAATATTGTTCTCTATTATTCGATACTATATAATTTTTATAATAATTTATTCCATGAGGTTTGAATTTTCCTGTGTTACGTATCCAGTTATCTAATAAAATTTTATAAGTTCTCAATATTGGTACTGACCAATAATATACATCTTTAGGTAAATTATCATGTTCTTCTACTGGAGATTCAGTTGGAGCTGGATTAATTAAATCTTTATGGAAAGCTTTCAGTATTAAAGCTAAATCTTTAGGTGGTGCTTCCCACTCATATATTCTTTCTCCTATGGTTAATTGGGATTGACCAAACCAACCACAATCACCATCCAAAATACAATTAATCAGTTGAATTACATCTAGAATATTAATGATTCCTTCATCGGTTATATCTCCCAGCATACAACAAGCATTTTCTGCCGTAAAATAGTCACATGTATCTTCATTAAGATCATCAGGAACAAAATCTAATATTTGATTTACTAAAGCTACAACATCTAAAACATTAATCTGACCATCACCATTTACATCACCAATCAATAAACAATTACCATCACCGACACAATCATAATAACCATTATCACAATCAGGAATAATCATATCACACACACACTCATTTGGATTTACATCAGGTGGTGAATCGTCATCGTCATCTCCAGGATCAGGTTCAAGTGGTGGGCAACACGCCCTACAACATGCTGGTGTTGCAAGTGGATTTACATAGGGGGAGGCAAGCCCGTCACTACAATCTCTTGTACAATCTATTCTACTACATGGACACTCTACAGGTATATCAGTAGGATTACAAGTACAAGTACAATTAAGATCATTAATATTTTGCAATCCATCTGGATTTATAGATCTACACA